GTCAAGGAACACAACGAGAAGCACGGGGACAAAAAGGGTAAGAGAGTTACTCAGCGAATGCTTGAGGCTGTGTTTCGTCGTGGCGTTGGGGCTTACAACACAAACCCCGCAAGCGTAAGGCCGAGCGTAAATAATGCTGATCAGTGGGCTTATGCGAGAGTGAATGGTTTTCTTAGTGCAGTTCGCACGGGACGCTTTAAAAGCGGCAAATTTGATACTGATCTTTTACCAGAAGGTCATCCCTTAAAAACAGGAAAAGATAAATGAATATAGGATCAGTACAAGCCGCCAGAGGAGCTTATGGCCCAGCCATATATCAGTTTGGTTTTAATCCGCAAATTTCAACAGATGAAGAAACGGTTTGGGACGCGGGGGGCATTTATAGTTATCCGTCAAGCGCAGGGGTAGCAACAATTGTTAGTACATCAACGGCAGATGATCTTGTTAGCACTGGCGCACAGAAGATAAAGATTGAGGGTCTTGATGCGAACTATAATCTTAAAAGCGTTGAAGTAGACATGGATGGGACGACCAATGTTGTTACAACCGAAAGCTTTTTAAGGGTATATCGTGCTTTTATTAATCAAGCTGGTAGTGGTAAGGTTAATGCTGGTAACATTACTATATCTATCGGGGGTGCGGTAAGAGCGCAGATTAGTGCCAATCAAGGGCAAACACTCATGGCTGTCTATACTGTTCCAGCGGGGTTTACTGGCTATATCACTCAATGGTCTTTTAGCTCTGGCGCTTCATCGTCAGGAAAGTATTTAGATGGACGCCTAATAGTTCATAGGTTCGGTGGGATTATTCAAACAAAGGCACGTTCAACAGTTCACAACACCACTTTCGTTAAAGACTTGCAGGTCGCGACGATAGCTTATGAAAAGGATGATGTGGAAATTCGGGCTTTTGCTTCATCAGGAACGGATGCGGTTTCTGGTGCATTCTCTATTTTATTAAAGAGAAGTTAGTGGTTGTCCCTATTTTCATCAAAGCCGCGCACCGAAAGCGCATATCCATATCGAAGGAAATACGCGAGGTAAATCGTCTAGTCATTCGCCTTGAGCGCGGCATGGCGAGAAAGCTTAGTACCCTATTCGCCAAAACGGGTCGTATAGCCGCACAGGCGTTCACTGAAGGGGGCAATCCGCTCGCGGCGATTAATGACTTGGGGGCGGAGGTGAACGCGGTTTTCACGCAGCACTATGGCACGGTAATCGACACCTTTGCGGGGCGGGTATTTTCCGCGCATGAAGCAAAGCAGCAAATTGCTTTTTATGACTTGGTGGATAAGTTTATTCGAAGTCATGGGGCGAGCATGGTCGCGGCTGTAACGAATACAACTAGAGATCAAATAAGAAACGCTATAGTGATAGCGCAAGCCGATGGGCTTGGGGTTGATGAGACTGCAAAGTTCATAGTTGACCGCACGTCTGGCGCGATAGGGCGCTCAAGGGCGGCTACCATTGCGAGGACCGAAACCCATGCCGCCGCGAGCTACGCGACGGACGAAGCAACGAGGCAGCTTAATTTGCCGAACCAAAAAAAGCGGTGGGTGTCGGTTGGCGATAGCCGAACAAGGCCGAGCCATGCCGCCGCAAACGGTCAAGAGGTCCTGATAGATGAGGCGTTTCTTATCAGGGACAAAGGCACTGTAATTGCGATGAAGTATCCTCATGATGGCAATGGGGGTGCTTCGAACAATATCAATTGCAGATGTATTGCGGTCTACTTCACAGATGTTGATGAGCTATTTGACGATCTTGACGAAACGGAAGGACGGCAGCGTCCAACACAAAGCGCCGTTAAGCCGCCGCCTAAAAAGCCAGAGAAAGCCAAAGTAAGCATAGCTAGCCTTGTGAATACGGGCGCTGAAAGGGGCGCATTGTTTGATGAAAAGCTCAACGATTGGCTATCACCCTTGACGGCTTCGGTTGCATCCAAGCTACCGTTGCCGCGCACCGTTACGGATAGCAAGAGCGGTTTTATGGCGTACAACGGGGAGCTTTCTTCTCACCTTGAGCGTTCCATTCTGCCACATGAGTACGGGCATCACATTGATCAGCAACTTGGGACAAGAATGGGTATAAGAAGGCCGTTTGCGGCAAATCACTGGAGCGATAACAACCTAACGAAACCTTGGACCGAAGACAGAAAAACTCTTAAGCTAAGAACGAGGGCGACCAGAGACGCGAAGTTAAGAGAAATTTACAACGATCTTTTTGAAGAGGTTGAGTACACAAAGAAGGTGAATATTCGCGGGGAAATGCGCGAATTTGAGTTCACAAGGGCTGACTTAAAATTCGAGGGCGCGGACGCTTTGTCTGATATTGCCGATAGCATGACCAAGGGATACTTTCGAAATAGTTACAGTGGAGCGTATGGACACAAGCCATCATATTGGAGCCGAAAAGGATCTGCCGAGAAAGAGGCGTTTGCCAACCTTTACGCAATACAAGACAGGCCCGAAGCAATGAAGATAGCGCGGAAGCACTTCCCCGCGCTTGTCAAAGCCTTTGAAGAAGTGCTAGAAGAGTTTGATGCCACAGGAGAAATCATTGGAACTGACCGACCTTGAAAATCTTTATAGGGAGCAATTTGATGCTAATCCGATTTATCCAAACGGGTTTGCGTCGAATGCTGAAAATATTGACCTTTTAATAGAAGCAATAAACACAGGAAAACCGCTCGAAAGCGGCCCCCCTGAGTTTGCGGATCAATAATTGTTTTATGATCTTTCCCACCATCTTTGAGCGTCGGCGGTCCAAGCTTCCCAATTGTCAGCCAATTGATCTTGCCATGTAGAGGCCAATTGCTCTCTGGCCTCTTCCCAAGTGGAGCAAGTTTGTCTGGTTTGCTCCAAATCTTCCAACCATTGTGTGTCTAACATTTCTTTTACTCCTCTAAAGGTCTGGTTTGCGGTAGCGATTACTCGCCAAGGTTTACCGTAAATGGGACCAAGCATTCCGCTACGCGCTTGGCTTCTTCAAAGCTCTTAAATCCCTCTGGTTGCTCGCATGGTGTTTTTACGACCCAGCCAACTCCATAAACGTTTGCAATTGTTACGGGCCATTGTGAGTTGGTGGCTTCGAAGATTAGCGGGGTTACTTGTTCAAATTCCATTTCTTTTCTCCTTTTGTTAAACCCAATATGGGGTATATGTTGACGCTTGTCAACAACTAAAATGAAAAAAAATCAACTATTTTAAAATTTCTTTCCATATGTTAGATTGTCTGCAGTTTACTAGGAGCAAAGATGCCGCTACCAAAGCCTCAGCGTGGAGAGAGTGAAAGCGACTTCATGTCTCGCTGTATGGCGGACGATAAGACGCGGGAAGAATATCCTAATAGAAGTCAACGGACGGCGGTTTGTCTGTCCAATTTCGGCAAGGCAGAACCAAAGGAATTTGACATGAATGATGAACTAGAGTTCAAGGATGAAACCCTAGACGTTCAATTTGACATTAAAGCGCTGGGTGCGGATGAGGAAAAGGGCGAGTTTAGCGGCTACGGCTCCATCTTTGGCAACAAAGACCTTGGCAATGATATTGTGATGGAAGGGGCTTTCGCTCAATCTATCGGAAAAAAAGGTGCTAAAGCCGTTAAAATGCTTTATCAGCATAGGGCGGACGAGCCTATCGGCGTATTCGACGAAATCATTGAGGATAGTCGAGGGCTAAAGGTGAAAGGGCGGCTTGCTATGGGAACGCAGCGAGGCCGTGAAGTTTATGAGCTAATGAAGATGGGCGCAATTGACGGCCTCTCTATTGGCTACAGAGTGGATGCAAAAGGCTACGACTATGATGACAAGCGGAAACGGCGCTATCTAAAGTCCGTAGACCTTATGGAGATTTCTGCGGTTACTTTTCCCATGAATCCCAAAGCTAGGGTTTCACAGGTTAAGTCCGAGAAAACAGTCCGTGAATGGGAAGAGGTCTTGCGGGATGCAGGTGATCTTTCCAGAAGCGAGGCTAAAGTTGCTGCTTCGGCGGTGGCAAAGGCACTGGAACAGCGGGATGCTGGCAATCAGGAAATGCCTTCTGAACTGGTTGGCGAGCTAGATCGCTTGACCAAAATCCTAAAATCCTAATACAGAAAGGAAGTTGTCGTGGACGATAACCTCAAAACTTATCTGGAAGGGCTTAACGGTGCTTTTGAAGAATTTAAAGCCACCAACGACAAGCGCCTTGCAGATATTGAAAAGAAGGGCGAAGCTGATCCTCTAGTAGAGGCAAAGCTTGCTAAGATCGAAGCTGATCTTGATCGCTATGAAAACGTAAACCAAAAGCTTGTTCAGCAAGAAAAAGCGGCGGAAGGTTTCGCGGAAAAGCTTGAGAGCATTGAAAAAATGCTTAAGCGTCCCAATGCGGGCGTTGAAGGCAAGCAGGTCGATATTGCAATGAAGGCATGGGACAAATTCATGCGTAAAGGCAATGAAGGTCTTGATGCGGAAGAAACCAAAGCCTTGACGGTAGGAACTGCGGCAACGGCGGGTAACTTGGCTCCTGAAGAATATGTAGCCGAGATTATCAAGATCGTTACGGAAATTTCTCCTGTTCGCTCCGTTGCTCGCGTTCGTCAAACTCAATCTAAAGAGATTGAAATTCCACAAAAAACCGCAAACTTCGCGGCGGCGTGGACGGCGGAAACTGGTACACGTTCCGAAACCACTGGTTACACAACCGCTTTGAAAACTATTGCTACACACGAACAGTACGCAATGGTTGATATTTCAAGCCAGCTTCTTGAGGATGCGGCTTTTGATATGGAAGCGGAAATGAACCAAGAATTTGCAGAGCAATTTGCAAAGGGTGAAGGCGCTGCGTTTATTAGCGGAAACGGAACTAACAAGCCAGTAGGCATCACAAACGGTAACGTAGTAGCACACACCGCTACGGGTGCGGCGGATGCAACTATTTCGACTGATAACCTTATGGACTTGGTTCATGGGCTTAAGTCTGAATATGCGGCAAATGCTGTCATGATGTTCAATCGTTCAACGCTTGGGATCATCCGTAAGTTAAAGGATACTGCAGGTCAGTATATCTTCCAAACGGGGTTCTCTGGTCAGTCTGGTCAGCCAAACACAATCATTGGTATTCCATATGTAGAAGCTCCTGATGTAGCGGATGCAGCCTCTGGCGCTAAGTCTGTTCTTCTAGGTGACTTCCGCCGTGGATATATGATTGTTGATCGTGTGGCTTTGTCGGTTCTTCGTGATCCATATAGCCAAGCATCAAC